TCAAGATGGAGCAGCTGCTATTCGCACGCTCGGTTCATCTGTCGATACCACAACTAAAAACTTAAATCCCGAAACAACGCTTGGCGATCTTGCTTTTAGATCCGCAACATCAAATGTAAATACAAGACTAGGCATTGGAACATCTGGACAAGTTTTAACAGTTGCGGCTGGTGTGCCATCTTGGGCAACACCAATAACAGGAGATATTGAAGGCGTAACTGCTGGAACAGGAATAAGCGGTGGCGGAACTTCTGGCACAGTAACTATCACAAACTCTATGGCAACAACAATTGATGCTAAAGGTGATTTAATTGTTGGAACTGGCGCAGATGCATTTGCACGCCTTGCAGTCGGCACAAATGGACAAGTTTTGACAGCAGACAGTTCAGAGGCAACAGGATTAAAATTTGCAACTCCATCTGCCGGTGGCGGTGGCAAAGTGTTGCAGGTTGTGCAAGGAACAACTACAACATCAGCAACAAATTCAACAACAACTTTTGCCGATACAAACTTATCCGCTTCAATCACACCAAGTTTAGCCACAAGCAAAATTTTGGCTATAATTAGTCAGCATTCTAGTAAAACTCAAGGAAATGCTGGTAATGCTATTGCTTTAAGATTGATGAGGGGTGCTACTGAAGTTTTTATCAATGAATACTTGTTATATACAAACAGTGCTGTTATCAATAGAGGGCTTCAATCTTTTAGTTATTTAGATTCTCCAAACACAACATCTGCAACAACTTATAAAACTCAATTTAAAAATGATGGTAATAATGCTGCGGTACTCGTTCAAGATAGTAGTCAAACAAGTACCATAATTTTAATGGAAATAGGAGCATAATTATGGCAAGTGGCGGCGAAGTTTTAAGTATGTTATTGCCTAATGGCGGTTGGTATATTTCGGGTGATGATTATAAAGGCATTCAATTCTTAGAGTGCGAGCCAATCACAAAAGCACAATATGAAGCGGGATTTGCACAATATGATGCTTGGAGGGCTGAGCAAGATGCAGACAAAGCAACAGCCAAAGCAGCAGCACAGGCAAAACTTGCAGCACTTGGTTTAACTGTTGAGGATTTACAGGCTCTAGGTCTTTAGCACAATCTTGAGGAACTATGCCAAAATTATTAGAGATTGCTAAAGCTGAGATTGGCTATCAAGAACAGCCCGACAATGACACAAAGTATGGCAAGTGGTATGGCTTAAACAATCAGGCTTGGTGTGCCATGTTTGTATCTTGGTGCTATAACAAAGCAGGACTTGGTGGGTCAATTGCAGCTCAATCCGGTAAAGGGTTTGCAAGTTGCGATCATGCACTTAAATGGTTCGCAATGCTTGGCAAGCTGATACCAGTAGGACAGGCAAAAGCCGGTGATATTGTTTTCTTTCAATTTGACCAAGATGCTGAGCCAGATCATGTTGGCATTGTCAAATGGAACAACACAGCATTGAAATACTTGCAAGTAATTGAGGGCAATACCTCATCCGGTAAAGCAGGAAGCCAATCAAATGGCGATGGTGTTTATTTACGCAAACGCAGCTACTCACTAATCATGGCAGTTGCTCGACCATAGGAGATCCATGAAACTATCAAATAAACACAAAGCAGCAATCAAGTCATATTTAAGAGCTGTGGCTGCCTCCGGCATAACTGTTGCACTTGCAATTGTTGCTGATATCAGACCAGAGTTTGCAGTATTACTTGGCGCATTGATTGCACCAGTAGCAAAAGCAATTGATCCAAATTCAGGGAGCGAAGCAGACTATGGCGTCAATGCCAAATGACACCAACAGAATGGGCTGGCTTTGGGGCTGGCATTTGCGCTGTGCTAACAGGCGTGCTGATCGGGTTTCGTTTCCTAGTTAAAGGTTGGCTTAATGAGTTGCGCCCAAATTCAGGCACGAGCATCAAAGACCAAATTACCAGATTAGAAAAGCGTGTTGATGATCTGTTTGTCTTAATGAGTAAGCAATAATTTTCCTATGGCGAACACACGAAAACCTATCAAACGCAAAAAGATCAATCGTCGAGTCGTTCGCCAAACTCGTGAAATGACTAAATTAGACACACATTTCATTGCATTGCATGAAGCATTTACAGCTGCAAAGCGTGCAGGTTTCACTAAGGAAATGGCGTTTTGGATTATGCAAGAGCCAAACGCCTTGCCCGACTGGATCTCCAACGATAAACCTGATGCGATAATTCCACGCATTGATCCGGATGAGGATGAAGACTAAACCCAATCGTAGATACTTAGTTGTGCCAGATTTACAAATTCCCTTGCATCATGTTGCAGCTGTCAAGAATTTGATTGCCATGACAAAGCGTGAAAATTTTGACTTTGTCTTAAATTGTGGTGATGAAATGGATCTTGGCAGTCAAAGCCGTTGGGCAAAAGGCACTAAATTAGAGTTTGCAGAAACACTTGATGAGGAACGATCACTTGGTCAAGAGATACTTTACGACTTAGGCACGACCGATGTCATAAGATCGAACCATACCGACCGGCTCTACACCACATTGCTTAAAGGTGCGCCATCCCTGATTGGGTTGCCAGAGTTGGCTTATGACAAATTTATGGATTTTGCAAGTCTTGGCATCAAATACCATCGCAAGGCTTATGAGTTTGAAAAAGGCTTTTACTTAGCACATGGCGATGAAGGCAACATGTCTAAGCATGCCGGCATAACTGCCCTTAATCTTGCAAAAAAGTGGGCTGGCAGCGTTGTTTGTGGGCATTCTCATAGGCAGGGTGCTGTCAGGCATACAACTGGCTTAAATGGGCGTTATTCAACGATTTGGGGCATTGAGGCTGGTCATCTTATGGACATGAGGCAAGCCGGATATCTCAAATACAATTCAGCTGATTGGAACATGGGATTTGTAGTAATCCAATTTGGCAAAAAAGGTCATCAAGTCGAGTTGATACCGGTCAATCAAGATGGATCATTTACATACAACAAGCGCAATTACGCATAATCGTTATCATTTCGTTATCAAATAACTGCCACAAATCCATGCAATGTCCTTGATTTAGGTCATACTTTATGTATCCACAACCTTTGTGGACATGTAAGGGAGCAACATGGAAATCAACGGATTGACAGTTATGTGGTTTATGATCGCAACCGGCTTATTAGCCTACGCACTCAATTTATGGCAAACCGAAACTTACAATCGGGGCTATTGGCGTGGCAGGGCAACGGGTTGGGATATGCACCGCAGAATGATTAACATTAAACAACAGTCAGATGAAGTGTTTGATTATGACAAACAGGGTTAAGCTGCTAGATGAGTGCGCAAGCATCCTTACCGATCGTGGATCGATTTACGGAAGCAGTCGAACAAATCACGAACGGATCGCAGAACTCTGGACTGCATATCTTGGAGATTACATATCGCCCATGCAGGTCGCAATGTGCCAACTGCTTGTCAAAGTCAGCCGACTGTCTGAAACCGCTAATCACAAAGATAGTGTCAAAGACATCATTGGTTATGCAGCAATCTATTCCGAACTCTTTGATCAATACGAAAATGACTTTGGAGTAGATGATGGCATTTAATATGAACGATTACGAGGATGTGGCAACCCTTAACAAATGGTTTATTGGCAATTACCCTATGGGTAGATCCGATATATCAGTTGTAAGCCATGATCCGGTGAATGGTTATATCTTGGTGCAAGCAACATTGTGGCGTGATGCAAAAGATGCAACACCAGCTGTAAGCAACATTGCATTTGGATCAAGAGAAACTTATATCCCAAACATGAAAAAGTTTTATGTTGAGGATACTGCAACATCAGCACTTGGAAGGGCAATCATCTTACTTAAAGGCTCTGACAAGACTGCAACAAAAGATGATATGAGAAAGGTAGAGAATGAACCGCTTAAAAACAATTATGGCAAAAGTGGCAACGCTCAGCTCATTGAACTGGCACTTAGAAAATCATTTAAAGATGATGCTAAGTCAGAGGGCGAACCGCAAGCGTGGTCAATCGGAGATGCAATTGCAACCATACCGACCCAT